AGATCCAATACTGGCGCTGATATTCGTCAGATGATGTATCAGGATCATCGATAGCCGCGACGGTTAAATCATAGCCGTTACCATTTGCCGACCACACCGCAATCGTTTGAAGCGCGTTGGTGCCTGCAATCGCTGCCGCTCTATCTGGCTTGTTTGCATCGGTAAAAACGTAAGCATTCACCAAACTGTCGGCGCTAATCGCGTTGCCCTTATCATCGATTGGAAAGAAGGTAAATGTGAAGCTCTTTCCGAATAAATATCTTTTAGCCATTTGTATCCCTTAAAAAGAGGCGCTCTATTTTCACGCCGGAGCGCCACGGCGGAGCCGAGGAAAAAAACTCGTAATGCGCTACTGATCCCGCTTGCGCTCGACCTTCTCCGCAATCCTTTGAGCCTCTTTCCTCATCTCAGATTCGCTTATATCTTTTCCAAGGCGGTCGTTGTATTCCTTAAAATTCTTCGTCATCTGATCCATTGCAGCGCGCGCTTTCTGCTCATGAGTCATTCGCTGTTGTTGTTGATAACGAGAATCAGATTCCTTCTTCGTTTGTAACTGCTGCTGGAACATCCTCTTTTTTGCGGCGACCGCGCTTAACAGTTGTTTCAGTTTCTCCTCGCTCATACTCTTCAAGCCTCGCTTTTAATGCGCTGATTTCCTCGTTGCGCTTTTCAATGATTTGACTGTTGCCATTTGCAAGCGCCTCGATCTCTGGTCGCATATGCGCCAAGAATGGGCGATTGTCCCAAGTGTGCTCCGCACCTTGAGGAATAAACGCTTGCGTTAAATTGTAACAAAGAATCGCCCATTTTTTATCAACGACATAACGCCGAACCATCGACATATCGCCTTTCGATAGGTCGTAACAAAAACACGCCTTGCGCGTCGGCTTGTTACCGATTGCATCGCCCTTGTATTCTGCAAGGAATACGATAAAAGGCTGTTTTCTATTGCGCGTTCTTGGTGGCTGCACCTTTGAAAGCATCTCCGCAAGCTCTGGCTCTTTGCCTAGTACAGTAAAGACCGTCCCTTCTGGAAAGTTCTCCATAATTTTTCCTCCTCGACTTGTAAAAAAAATAGGGCGACCGAAGCCGCCCCATCATCAAATTATGTAGCTGAAAGAACACCAACTCCAGCACCATCGTACCACTCGACGAAGGTGTTGAAGATGTATGCGGCATATTCTTTGAACATACCGTCCGCAGTTACAGTGTTTTCCCAAACTGTTACCGCAGGATCAACCATTCCAGCGATTGCGATATCAGGGTTAAATACAAGAGCAACATCATCAGATGACGCCAATGGAAGTCCTGAAGTCGCGTAAAGATCAACGCCCGGAATTGATCCGATGAAACCATTTGCCGCAGCAAATGCGCCATCAAGAAGTGTAGTTCTTTCTGGCTGGCTGTAAATTGCAGCGGCTGCGCTGTTTACGTTTTTCTTGATTTCAAGAGCACCTTTGAAGTCTACAACTCCGACAAGCTGCCGACCAAAACCGGCGTTTGCAGCGTAAACGCTATAAGCCGCTTCCATCAAAGTCTCAACATCAAGAGTTGATCCAGAACGGTCGTTGTTCTGCGTTGAAAACCCAGAAAAGAGCGCTAGAATCTTGTCGTCGAGTCGTCGTGCAAGTGCGCGTCCAGCCTCAGCGACTGTCTTGGTTAATGCGTTTGAATGGAAGCGCTCCGCTTCAGCGGTTATCTTCATGTAAACGATAGACTTTGCAAGCGTTGCAGTAATTTCGGTTTCGGTGTACTCATCGCCAGAAGCGTAGTTATGCGAAGCCGATTCAGCAACATCTTGAGCTGTAAGCGTTCCCGCCTTTCGGAAAAGCTTGACGTTTGTTTCAAGCGGTGCGGTTTCAGTGTAAACAAGCGGAGCAACAACAACTGCATCTGCAAGTGCTGGTCCAAGTGCATCAGAAATCACATCTGTGGGATGCGATAGATTGCCAAATTCTGTCTCAAAAGCCATATTATTTCCTTTTTAAATTTCCTTCTCGGAATTAGTTTAAATCTATGAAGTAGTAGTAATGAAGTTGCCCGGGAATAGTGCTTCCAGATCCTTGATCAAAGTCGCGACTACATCGGCTAATTCTGCCACTGCTACAGTATCAGCATCGAACGCACGATCTGTTGCGTCGTTGTCGATGGTAAAAGTCTTTGCTGCTGCGTTTGCAAATTCAACGCCGTCAGCGTTTAAAAAAACGTCTCGTGTCATTTTTATTTATCCTTATCGATTCATCCCCAGAACTTTACGCGCAAGCTCACCTCTTGTTTTAGAGTCGAGCTGCCGACGTTCTGTGGGCGTCATGTTTATGTATTGTTCTGTACTTATTCCTGACTCCGTACCGCCTCCGCGTCGTTCGCCTTGCGGCTTTGCACCACCTCGAAAGTCGCTCTTCACTATGCTTGGAAACTTGGTCGCAAGCTCATCGAGATACTCATCAAGATTCATGTGACGGCTTGGATCTTTTGGTGAACGCCTGATTTCGGAGTTGACATCTTTCACGACGATATCACCATCAACAAAATCAAGATCCCGCTCGATAGGCGACTGAATAAGCTCAAGCGCGTCGGTAGTGAAGCGTGCCGCTGCCTTGCTCTTGGCTCTATCAACTACTCTGAGCTGCTTCAGTTCTCTTTCGAGTTGCTCGGCTTTTGTTCTGGCTTCATCCAGATGCGACTTGTAAGCGCCTTCGATTTCTTGTTTTTTTTCAGAAATCAAGCGATCAATTTCTTCAGGAGATCCGCTTGCCTTTTCTTTCCTCAAGTTCTCGTAGTCCTCAAGAATTGCATGGTATCGCTCTGGATCAATTCCCTTGAAGCGCTCCATTTGCTTTTGGGCGTCGGTATATTGAGCTTCGAAACGCCTTGCGCGTTCTTCGATTGCTGCAACATCAACTTTATTCTCAACTGGCTTTTCCTCGGTTTGTTCACTCATCTTTGAATAACCTCAAGTTTTGTTTTAATGTTTCAACGAATTTTTCTTTCTCATTTTCAGAGATGGCGAAGAATTCGCGTTTATGCTTAATAAACTTGTTCCCTTCTTGAATGCCGCGTGCCTTCGCTGCTTGGCTTGCCGGTACTGAGATAACAACCTGTTTTCCCTTCTTGCTGACCTTATATGTGATGCTATCCAGCATTTTGCCAGTTACATGTAAGTTCACTGGATTGAGCGCCTTGGATCGGTATTGACCGCGCCCGATTTCAACCTTTCCAGTTTCTTTAATCTGTTTCGCGTAGCCACCTTGATATTCAGTAAAATCCCTGCCATTGACGTCTTTCCCCTTGCCAGTCCGTTCAAGCATATCGGCGATGAAATCAGACGCCGCAGCGCTCAAGGCTTTGGTATAGTCGCCTTCAAGTTCTCGCGTGTATTCTTCGAGAAGTGATTTTGGAGTCTCAACCGTGAATCCCATTTTTCCTATCCAAAGTTATGAAAGCCCATGAAAGAAGTTCTATCATTTGCTCCATTGCTATGTATTCAAAACTGCCCGGCGATTCTAAAACTGACATATCAGCGGTATAAAGGTGAAGCAATTCGTGAACAATCACTTGCTCGATATCAAACGGAAGCGGCTGATCGTCGTGATCTATTTCGCTTCGTATGGTAATCACGGCTTGCTTGCTGCTGATATTCGGCTGGCAAAATCCATAGCAATCACGGTAATCATCAGGCAAATCTCGCCGGCGCTTGACCTCGACAAACACTTGCCAGTCTTGCAACCTCAGAATCTTCTGCCATTTGGCAACCAATAATTCAGCGCGTGCACCTTCGCTCATGATGGATATCCCAGCCGCTTGGCTTCTTCTTCCGTTATTGGTCTCCACTGGTGGCGGCAATTCCAGCCACCGCAGTAGGTAAGCACGTCGAGATTTTGCCCGTTGCTCATCTGCTCTATCTCGTCCCGTGTATAAACCCGGCTATTACGTTGAACTGGCACCGCAACTCGTTTCGGTAGCGTTGCCACATCGCCGAGTACGTAATCACAAAATGGGCGCGTTACGCTGTCATTAGGTCCGAAATATCGGTAATAGGTAAGACCAGCCTCATCAGCTTTTCTTGCCGTGACCGCCCGGCTCATTGCCGACGTTGCAGTCTCTATCTCTGTTGCGAGATTGCGGAAAGTTCTCGCCGATAGCGTATCGTAGAAATCATCGATGTTTATCGTTTGACCCGTTATGACCTGCCGAGTTAATTCAGCTTGCAAATCGATTCCAACTTCTCGAATCGTTGCGAATGTTGCCTGCTCGTAGCTATCGAGTAATCCCGTGATCAAAGTCGCATCGACATCAGAATAGGTGACATCAGTATTGAGCCGCGTTCTAAACTCTGTTCGTATTGCCTCAAGCTCCTCCGCAAATAGCTCCTCCAGCCGTTGTGCTACATCTTCGAAATTAGCCTCAACTAGCGCATCTGGCAAGTTGTTTAGCACATTCGCTTGCTCAAGAGCCTCGTCAGTGTCAATCTCTGTAACGATGCGTTGAATGGCTCTGCTGACGTTTTTTTCAATCAATTCAGCAAGCCGTTTGGATGCCTCTTCGAGATTTGCCATTATTCACCTGTAAGCGCTTGCAGTAGCCTGCCTGCTTGAGGCGCTGCAAAATTAGCCTCGTCCACCTCTTCCATCGCCGCCTGAACATCTTCGAGCGGCGCATCTTTAATCATCGCTTTTAAGAATTGCTTTTTAGTGTCAGGCAACTGCCTGAACTCATCCCGGAGCGCTTGAAATAGTGTAAGCGTCTGATTGATATCTTGATCTGTGATGTCATCGTCAAGAGTTAGACGATATTCGCCCCGGTCTTCAACGCCCATGTATAGCGAATAGAAATAAAGCGCATCATTTAACATCACCTCATAATCACCAAGGCGGCTCTTAATGATGGCGATCATGTTGTTCTGCTCTTCGCGTAGCGTGTCAGCCGACTGCACCGCCCTTGAATCGCTTGGCAGTGCTCGAAGCTGGCGCATTGCCTTTCTGAAAATCAAGTCCTGCTGGCGCTGAATACGGCGCTCTAAGGCATCGGGATTTGCTGGATCAATTTGTCCCATCGTCCCGCCTTCAGGCAGTAGAAAGAGCGTGTATGCTGTAAGCGCTGCAACTTGTCCCGCGTCGGTGTTATCGATTCCCGTCGCGTAAAGTCGCTGCCATGCTTGCGCCGCGAGTCCGTTATCAAGAGAAGATTCTAGCTTATGGTGCCGAAGATTCTCTTCGCTGTAATCTTTCACCGATGAATCGCTAAAACGTTTCCAAACCACCGGCAACTCATTGAACCCTGCAACTTCGACCGGCTCGCCTTCAAGTTCCCAGTTCTTAGCGCCATGCGAATAATCATCAAGCTCGGCGCTGTAAATGGTGCTCCTGAATCCGGTTTCTGTAAGCTCTAAAACTCTGGTGAATAGCTTCTCTTTTGGCTCATCCATCAAGCTCATTCGCGGAGGTATAGCGACGTATTCATACCGCATCGACAAGAGCTTGCCATTTTCTGTTATACTCCAATCTTTGACCATCATCGGATCAAGCATTGTAAAGTATGCACGCGCTCCAAGCGCCTCGGCTTCAGGCTGATTCGCAGGCGCAATAGCTGGCGCATCAATCAAGATGATTGGTCGTCCGTAAAGATAATCTGATTGAAAGATCTCATCCCGGAGAAAACCCTGAAGGCTAGTCCCGGAGCCATCGACATCATTGACAACATCGCCGAGCATCTCTTCGGCGTCCTCAGTCAGAAAGACATCTTTGCGAAAATAAAGCCCTTTCCAGATGTCGATAATAGGTCGGATAAAATTGGTGTAGTTTGTATTTTGAACACGTAAAGCCCTTAGCTCTGAGCGCTGCCGCACCGCTGACGTCGGAAAGTTGAGCGTTGCATCTTGATTCTCGCGTTGGAGTTCAAGCTGGTGGAAAGGTAGATACTTTGGTGAAGTCATCACCCGGTGCTTACCTTCCCATAAGTCGCGGTAAACTTCCCAGTCCGGCTTTTTTTCCTTATATTCAGGATGTTCAAAAAATTTATACGTTGACGCCATAAGTCTTTTTTCTCGTCTGAAGTGCGTCAAGCACCTCCAATTGATAAATCAAATATTTAGTTGCATCCGAAACGTGCGAAATAGTTTCGCCGCTCGGCTTATGTAACTTTCTTTCCCCGTCCTTCCATCGCATCGACTGCCAAGAGCGCTGAAGCTGCGTACATGATGGATTGCACATCAGCCGCCCTAATTTAAAGAGCCGATTGCAAACATCTACCGATTCCGATTCAGGCGCCACAAGTTTAGTCGCTTGAATCGAAACGTGGTCGTATACCGTTGATAGCTCTTTTCGGATAAAATCGTAGTCCGATAGCTTGACCCGATGATGTGAAGCGTGCCCGCTTCTGTCTCCATAAACTTTAATCTCTGATTTGCGCCAGTCCTTTCTGGGGAACTTCTTGACGAAATCGAAAAGCGCTTCATCAAGCCCCTGTAAGCTTTTACTTGCCTCTTTGGCGATGAGATAAACCATCTCGCCTTCGTGCGGTATGATTTGACCTGCAACCCACGCCATCGGATAGGCGTTGAAATCGAAACTCAAATAAAGCGTGCGGTACGGATCTGGCTCGAATTCCTCTGGCGCAACGTGTCGCGACGGCAAGAAATCATACGCCCCGCCTTCAAATAGCGCACAAAAGACGCCGTAGATGTAAGAGTTTACTAGCGCTTGATTGTGCCCATACTGGCGCATCAATCGCTTGCAATACGTCAAGACATCGCCGCCGTTTACGTGCGGATTGTCGAACGTCCTTAGCTGTATGCGACGGCGTGAAAGTCGTTGATTCACGAAATCGCGTGCGGTTATTTTATCCCAGCCAATATCTGCGCCGCCCT